GTCGGCCTGAATCTCCAGGAGACGGAGGCGTGCGGCAATCGCGCGCTGCTTATCCTCAACGTCGCCGAGCCTATGGTCAAGCAGCTCCATGTTCTCGTCAGTCGCGCGGTGCGCTTCCGCCACCTGGGGCCGACCGAAGCGGGCGAATACGTGACGGACGATGTCAGTTAGGTCGCTCATCGCTAGCCCGGCCTTCTGCCTGCCGTATGGCGCTGGCGGCCAACCCGGTCCCGGTCTCGGCCGCTCCCAGTGCGCGATCAAGTCGGTGCTCCGTCTTGGATAGCTGGAGACGGAGTTCCGCCTGCATCTCGGTGTAGTACGACCCAAACACCCAGTACCGTTTCCACCCTGACCAGAGGATGACGAGCAATAGGACGATGACCCCTGCCTGCCCCAAGATCGCGTCGAATATCGTCTGGATGGTCATTCATTCGCGCCCCTCGCCCCTCGCCCAGCGCGCGGCGTCGGCGAGCATCTGACGAATTAGCCGATGCTCTCGGGCCAGCCGTGCGACGGCCGGATCGGGGATCACGTCGAGCCCCGGAGCATGACCGTTCGTGGATCGTGCGCCATGCCATGTCGGTTTCCTGACCCTGGCATGCGGGTGCGGCCCGGGTGCGTAGTCACGGATACCGAGCAGATGACGGAGTGCATCAGTCGGCCGGCACATCAGGTCGGACTCACTCGCGAGAGCGATACGGAGTCCTTCCAGCCTTCGGTCGCGTCGATAGCGAGCTTCTGTAGCCGCTCGTTGCTGGATTCGAGTGTCGTAATCCTGATCTCTTTCTCTTCGAGGTCGCGCCAGAGATCCACCAGCCGCGCGTCTCGCTCCTCCAACACCCGGTCCCGCTCGGTGAGGAGTCGGTCCCGTTCCGTAAGAATCTGGCGATACAGGAAAACGATTGCCCCGCTGAGTGCCGAGATCGCCAGCACCAGCGCCGACATCAAGCCGCCCACCAGGACGACGGTCTGGGGCGAGAGTACGACGTCTGACATCAGGCACTACACGACCTCACGACAGATGCATTCCCTGATCGTCTCGTAGCTCCGAGCGCCGACCCTGGCAACCTCGAAGGTGCGCGTCCCGTAGACGATCCGGTCCTTGACCGTCACGTCCTGCCCGGCTTGCAGCCAGATCGTCCACTGCGCGACCGCCTGAAGCGACGCATCAGCTCCGAGCGCCTCGGCCGCACCAGACGCCAGCGGCGAGACCCGGCAAGCGACGCCCGTCGCCAGGTCCGACCACGTCTGCGTCGTGCCGTCGCCGGTGCTGGTCTCCGCGTACCGCTGAATTGAGCACAGATCCGGAAGGAACTGGTTGCTCAGGGCGCGGAGGAAGTCGACGGGGACAATCACGGCTAGTCGTCCTTGTCGGCCTTCGGCGGGTCGTTGAGCGGCCCGGTGTACGGCTCGCCGTTCGGGTGGCTGACGATCTTGAATCCGGCTTCCTCAAACGAGACCATCTCGCCATCAGGCTGCTGGTAGTGCTTGCCCCGGCGGAAGTCGGCGCTGTCGATCTCGTACTGCTCGCCGGTCTTGTCGTTGCTGATGATGACCTGCACGTTTCCTCCTTACGCGATGACGACGCCGCGAGCACCGAGCAGCGACAGCGCCTCCTTAGGCACTGATCCGTAGTCGACGGAGAATTTCACCACTACATCCGACTGACCAACGGCGACCGACTCCAGGCCGCTCGTGTTCGGGCGGATGGTCGGCCCGAGCAGCGACGCGGCGATCATGGTGGCGGCGAACGCGACATTACTGGGCGGCTCGGTCGCGTGGGTGTAGGCAACCTGCGCGAGCCCTGGTCCCCAGCCCTGGATCAGCAGCACGCCGTTCTCAGCGTTGAGCAGCTCGTACTGGCCGACAGCAAGCGTCGTCCACGAGCCGCCCGCATAGACGGGTGAGCGGGTGCTGACGCTGGTGACAGCAACCACCGGCCGCGCGTTCAGGTAGACGCGGTCGTCCAGGATCGAATGCACCTCGCCAGCAATGGGCGAGGCGTCCTGCCAGGACCGTGCGAGATAGCGGTCACACCAATCGGAGGCCGCCTGAGCGGCAATGCCGGCCTGATTCTGCTGGGCACCCGTCAAGGTCACGCCCAGGTACTTCTCAATCTTTGCGCTGTCTGTGTACGCCGTCACTTGTCGTTCTCCGGTCGTACTTTCTTGTCGGCGTAGTTGCGGATCCGCTTGCGGTGCTGATCCGCAAGCGAGCCCGGCGTCTTGAGCGACCCAGGAACGACGACGTAGCCGGGCCGGAGGGACGCGATGGGGTCACCGTCCTCATTGAAGACGGTGGCCCCCGCTTCCCCAACCCGGTACGTCACCTGACTAGACCCCGGTCACTTTCGCGAACACCAGGGGACGGAAGACGGCGAACGCCGCCCGAAGCTCAGCCAGGATCGTCAACATATTCCTGACGAACTGGTCATTGATCGTCCCGACCCGGATGGCTGACTGCTCGCGGTCGAACAACATGCAGCCGCGCGAGAAGTCGCCGACCAGCATGGTGTTCTCCGTCAGGCCCAGAGAGAGCACGACCGGCCGTCCCCAGAGGGTCATCGGACCAGCCACGCTCGGCGGGCCGTAGAGGTAGCCGCCGGGGTTGACGTTGCCAGTGACCGTCGACTCACGGAGCAGCCGTAGCGCCGTCCAGTCGGACGGATGCATCACGACGACGTTGGCCTGACCAAGACCCGTGACCGAAATCTGGTTCATGGCGTTGAGCGCCGCGTCGGCTACCGTGGTCGTGACACCGAGCGTCTGCACGTTCGGCGTGTTCAGGATGCCGAGCAGGTTGGGAGCGGTGCCGTTGCCGGAGATGATCCCCGTCTCCAGCGCCAGCTGGAGATGCGTCAAGAGCTGCTCGCGGATCATGCCCTCGACGGCCGGGGCGTCTGCGAGAAACTGGTTTGTTACTGGCAGCCACTCAGCCAGCGTGCTGACGGGAGACGTCCGGAGCGACCAGCCGATCGCGCCCTCGGGCTTAAGGCCGGTGGTACCGGTCGTGACGCTGGCCTCAGCGACGAACGCAGCATTGTTGGTGCTGGTCGTCATCTCGTAATACTCGATCATGTTCGACGTCGTGCGAGCGGTCGGGATCATGTCAAGCAGCGTGGTCTCGCGAAACAGGAAGTCCAGGCCCGGGATGCGCTGGTTCTGAATCAGGTTGTTACCGCCGACGCCGGTGCCCGAGTAGGCGAGCGCCTTCCGCATCAGGATCGGCAACAGTGAGTGCTTGAGCTGGACGCCGAACTCGACGCGAGATGACGGGTTGTGCAGGACGCCAGATGCGACGATGCTCTTGTACTCGTCGGAGTCGACGAACTCCGAGCCGTACATCTCGATTGACGTCGAGCGGTCGTCCAGGTCGCCGTCTGGCTGCGGGTGTTGCTGGGTCGGCTGCGAGCGCCGCTTCTGGCCGTCGAGGATGCGCCGCTTCTGCTGGTCGGCATCCTCCAGACCAGACAGCTTCTCCTCCAGGCCGTCAACCGTTTCGAGCAAGCGGTTCCGCTCCTCAAAGTCAGCCTTGTTGACGTCGATGGTCAGGCCACCGGGGTACTTGTTCTCGATCGCCGCCGCGTCGTCGTAGGTCTTGGCGATCAGGGCGTGGGCTTCGGGGATGGTCATGCTCATGATGCAGATCGCTCCAGGATGCCGAGCCGCTCAAGGCGGTGTCGGCGCCGTTCCAGTTCGACGCTGTAGCGCCTGACCGGAGCGGGAGGCGGGACCAGTAGCGCCTCGATCTCCTTGACCGTGTCCTGGAGCGATCCGCTCACTTCGGTCATGTGATCGCGACGGGCTGCGGTGAATGGGGCTTTGCCGTCCGCAGCTCTGATGGCCGATCCGGCCTTGAGATGGCTCAGCCACTCCTGGAGTGCGATCCGCACATCCTCGGAGCGGCGCTCGAACGATGCCGACTTGACATCGGTGATGACGGCCGATTTATTCGCCGGGATGGCGACGGCCGACACTTCGTACAGATCAACTTTCCGCAGGATGCGGACGCCGTCCTTGTCGTAGTCGGCATCGACGGTGAAGTAACCAATCGACAAGGAGTCGAGGACGCCGGCCTTCGCGAGCTTGTACGCATCCTCGCCGGTCCGGGTGTTGACGATGGACCAGCGGCCGAACAGCCCCTTGTCGTCCTCGCGGATCTCCAGTTGCTTCCCGATGGGCTCGAAGTGCTCATAGAGAAACTTCGTGGGCCGCGTGGCAATGGACTCGGTGAAGGCGCCGGCGGCGATGATGTCGCCGTAGGAGTCAGGCTCGCCGCCGAAGGTGCTGGCGTAGCCGGCGATCTCCCAGCCGCCGCCCGAGACGTCGACGACCTCTTTAACCTCAAACGGGATGCTCTTGTATTCCAGTGCCATAAAAAAGAGCCCTCCCCATCGCTGTACGCGACTGGTGAGGGCTCGAAGCCCGTAGTTATTTCGTTGGAACTAGTATGCGTCGCTTAGACGGTTAGTGCAAGGGGGCACCCGCATTATGGGTAACAGTCGCTCCAAGGCCCTTCTTGCTAGTCAGCGGGCGGCATCCGCGCCTCGGGTATCAAGATGGTCACCGGCCGCCCGTGTCAACTGGCTATCGGGTATCAGCCCTTCGATGGTCAGGCGGCACGGTGATGTTGGGTATAAAGCGTCGACTGGCCGCCACTCCCAGGGTCAGGCAACAGAGGACGCGGCAAAACTTACACGGGCGTCACCAGCACCTTGGCCGCGTCGGGTGTGCCATTCAATCCATAAGTTCTTGACTAACTCCTTCACAGCGTACCTCGCAGCCGCGTTGTGTCGCCTCGCCTGGGTCCAGTCGGGACGCTCGGCTTCGTAGTACGCCTTCTTTTCGTCATACGCACGGCGGTACGGACCACCCCCTCCCATTTTCACAATCGCGTCACCGATTTGGTGGCAGACGACCCGCCCCTGTGGGGCGTAGGCGGTGCCGACGCCTCCTGGTACACAGTTCGGATGATGGTCGGTCTTGCAATCCGCTGGACAGGTCAGGAGATGTTGGAACTTGCAGTCGGTGTGCGTCCACGGAACACCCTTTTCGCGCTTGGGGGCGCGGCCATCGACAACGTGCAGGCCGAGATACTTCCACAACTTCGAGACGGTCGGAAACCGCGAGATGTCGCCCGTCACCCCGAGCAGTCGCGCGAACCCTGGCAAGCCGATGCCTCGCTGTTCCGCGATCCACGGAGCCATAAAATGACCCTTGACCAGCTTGGTTAGCTCGCGGTCGATCCCCTTCTCGATGGCGTCGTACTCCGCCACGATGGCGCGGGCGGGTTCGGCGTAATCGGACAGACCGTCGCGTTCCATGGCGGCGACGCGGTTGCCTGCGCTTATTCTTTGCTGCTGGATGTCCCACAGTTGGCGGGCGAAGTGCCCCAGAAGGGCATGGAGGCGGGTGAGTTCGGCATCTCTTTTTTGGGTATCAAGAATCGGCTGGCCGTTACTCATGGTTATTCCTTTGTTGGGGTGCCAGGACCGGCACCACGCTCGTGGGTAACAGTGCTCAGGCGGCCGGTCCTGACACGGACTTCATGGGGATCAGTGATCGTGTGGTCAGGTCGGACGGGCACGAAGCCGTTGGGTATCAAGCCTCATTCGGCCCGTCCGTCTATGCCGCCTTAGCCTGCCGAAGCGCCGCGATCTCCGCCTCCGTGAACCTATCGCGAATGGTCGTGGTGTCGTCCTCCAATCCCGCGCCAAGCGCCTCGAACAGCACCGCCTCCGCTTCGTTCGCCGCTGCCCGCACGCGGTACGCAGCAGCGACGACCGCGCACTGTGACCGTGTCAGGTCTCCTAACGCCACCCATTGATGACGGCCGACGTTTACCAATTTCGAGTACCGCGAGTCGGCAGCGACGGCGCCGAGATTGACGCGCCGAGCGGCCGGACCTTCGAGCGGGTCTCGGATCGGAGAGGGCTCGGGAAGGCGGTTCATGCGGTTGGCCTCGACCCATATTTCGTAGAAGGCATACCGCCAACCCAGCACGCGCAGCACGTCAGCGGCACGCCTCTCCTTGATCGCCTCGGTAAACGCTGCCTCGCACGCTGTGTGCGGCTCCAGTCCGTTGTCAATGTGCTCCTGGACCCAGGTAACCAGGCTGTCTCGGTTCTCAATTTCACGCTTGGGCATCGGCTCCTCCTTTTGGCGCGGCACCGGCGTCATGGGTATCAGACAGCAGACGGCCGCGCTGAGGCACTCCTGGTATGGGTATCAGGGATCTACCGACCTCCTTGTGCGGCATCTTCGTCTTGGGTATCAACGCTCAACCGGCCACGATCTGATGTCCAGATGGTATCATCTTACCACCAGACAGATACCTGATACCAGTCTGGTGTACGATTGATCCCATGCAGGAGCGTACGCCGATGACTCTGCGACTACCGGATGACCTTCGAGACCTCTTGAAGCGACTGGCCCAGGAGGATGATCGGAGCCTGCATTCACTCATCATTCACGTCCTGCGGCAGTACGCCGCGCAGCGTGCTATCGACCGTTCGGCTGATCCAACTGCTTAGTCTGCATGCGCCGGCATCGTCTATCGGCACACACGACCTCGACGCGGCCCTTGCCGTCTGCCCTGAACAGGAGCCGGCCGCAATCACGGCACCGATATTCCTGCATCCTCGGGGGGTTAGGCTCGCGCCAGGACGAGGCCACGATCAGCCCCACGACTCGCCAACGACGTTCGGGACCGGCGGCACCCGGAGGATGTCGGGGCGGTGCCGAGTGCAGAATCGGTCAGGGCCGGCCTTGCCCGTGCACGGTTGGTAGTCGGGGTGCGACCCGCGCCCCACTGCCACCGCGATCCCACACGATGGCTCCGGGTACTCCCGCGATGACTCGTAGACGTAGGCGACGAACGGGTAGTCTAGCTTCGTCCGCCATCGCCGCTCGTGTCGACGATGCTCCGGTACGTTCTTCCACAACATCAGGCCGTCACCAGCCTTCCGCGCGTCTTCGCGCTCTCGGCGATCGCCGACCATGCCGCCGGCCAGCGCCACAGATTGCCGGCCAGCGAGTGTCGCTTCTCGACGACCTTGATTAGTCTGCGAGCCATCATCTTTCGGAGCGCGTGCGACTCGACGAGCTGAGATAGCGCATCTTCCCACTCTCCAGCCGAGTCAGCAATAAATCCGCTATATCCATGATCCACAAGACCAGCATATAGAGTAGGGCTAGCCACAACCGCTGCGCCTGCCGCCGCATATTCCATCGCCTTGATGTTGCTCTTAGGTCGGTTGAAAGGCGTGTCTGCAACCGCGCAGCAGCCAATGTCGATCTGTCGGATTCCATAGGGGTACTCCTGTAGCCGCATCCACGGCAGGATAGCGAGCCGATCGCGGTCGACGTTCTCCAGGATGACTGGCGGCACATGGCCCTGCACGACGAACCGCACCGCCGGGTAGCGGTGTGCGATCCGTCCCCACGCCTCGGCCATCATCTCGACGTCGCGATCGTGGCGGCGCCCACCGGCCCATCCGATCGTCAGGCCCGGAATCTGGCGACTGGTGGCCCGTACAACGCCTCTAAACCAGACGAGGTCTATCGCGTTGGGGACCACGATAACGGGCTTGGTGGTGAAGCTGCGGACGATGGTCGCGAGCCGCTGCGTTGAGACCGTCACGCCGTCGCACTGCTGCATGGCCCAGATCCGCTCGAAGCGTGACGCCTCCAGTTGCTCATAGCTCTTGCCTTCCATCCATCCGAGTTCGACCCGGCGCTGGGTCTCTGCGGCGGTAAAGATGTCGTCATCAGCATCGTAGATCGTGACCTTACCCTTCGCCCGGTTGTCGGCAAACCACGCTTCCGCGACCCGGCGGTACTCGGGCGGCCACTCCATACGCGGCATCAGGATCGCCTCGGCCACGCTCGCAACCAGGCCCAGCAGGTCGGCGTCCTTGAAGTCCCAGCCGGCCGGGTAGCCTTGCTTCTCCAACGCCGTGATCGGAGACAACACGCGCCAGAGGTCCGGCCCGGTCTGTTGGCGGCCGACGAGGGCGAGGATGCTCGGGCCGGTCAGGGGAGCGGCTGACATGTGCATCTCTCCTCTGGCAGGCCGCAGCCCCAGCAGGACGCTCGCGGCGAGATGTAGTTGATGTAGCGCATCGGGCGCCCGCAGCCGCACGGCGTCGTGAGCGTGTCGTTCTTGGCGTGCCACTCCTCGACGCAGGCGGCGCAGCCCGGCGGCCCCATGCACCGCGCCTTCGCGCCGTCAGGAAGCGGCGTCACCCAACCGTGGCCCTGCGTGGTCATTTGTCAACTCGATGCGTCACGAGCACTTCCGGCACAAACACCCACTTGGCTCGATTCTGCATCGCGCGCTGGACGGCATCCCAGTCGGTCGCGTTGCCGACGTGCGTCCGGAACAGCATGCCCCGCTCCAACATCTCGCGCTTGTAGAGAAACTGGGTGATCTGCCCACTCATCGGTGGGTTGGTCCCGATGATCGTGGGCGGGTTGTCCCAGGCAAACGTCAATTCCGCCTTGGAGTAGGCGAAGTCCACGTCATACCGCTCGAGGTAGTCGACCAGCTTCGTGATGGCGTCAGGGGCGAGGAACCGCTCGTCATCCGACAGGGTGATCTGGTACTCACCGCGCGCCAGCAACTGCGCCACCATGAAGGGCGCGGCGCTGATGCTATTGGTCAGGAGGCCGGACGACCAGAAGCCCAGCTCTTGAAAGATGATCGGAACGTCGTCATCTTTGCGGACCACGTCCAGTTCATCGTCGGGCCCATCCGCGATGATGACGTGCTCAAGCGGCCGGTAGGCCTGGGCGCGCACGTTCTCGATGGCGCCCAGCAGCAGGTCGTGGCGCTGGTACGTTCCGGTCACGACGCTGACCAACTTCCTCACCGCTGACCTCCAGCCAGAAAGGCCGTCATATCTGAGCCCCCGGAGGGTCCAGGGGTGCGCTTGTCAACAGCCAGCGGTCGCCCCGGGCCCAGCCGATCCACAGCTCCGGGAACGCCTCGTTGTACTCCGTCCACGTCACCTGATAGCCCAGCAGGTTGTCGAGGAAGGCGATAGCCACAACCCGACTGGTGAACACGTCAGCCCGCCGGACCCAGAGGTGGATACTGCGGTCGTCGTCCGACCACGGCGCGAACGGCTCTGGCCTGAACAGTAACCAGACTTGTATATGCCCATCGGGGGTGCGTTCCTCTAGAAACACTTGCAGATAACCTCGTCGCGCCACTCGACCAGCCCGTCCCACAGTTCAACGGTCTGCCTCAGATGCTCGAAGTCGTCAGCCCAGGTGCCGAGATTCGCCGGCACGTTCGGGGCAACGAGGTTCTGGCCGGTGACCGTCCCTCGCTTGATCTGCCCGCGCAACCGCCAGAGCACGAGCGGATCGCCACACGGGCGGCTGACGCTCGGGTGCATCAGCGCGCGGAACAGCAGCGGCCGGGTAGACGGCAACTCGTCAATGGCGTTTCGGATGACCTCGAAGGCGCCAGGGTCGTAGACGTCGTCGTCACCGATGTTCATGATCCAGTCGCCTAACGCCAGATCGTAGCCATATTGCAACTGAGGATATCCCCAATCATGCCATCCGGCGTCAAGCTCCAGATAGGTGACGCGGTACTGCTCGGCCAGCCACTTGACATCTTGCTGGAGCGGCGAGTGGGTGTCGGCGACGACAAGAATCTGTACCGGCCCATTCCCCTGCCTGCTCGGCAGCATCGAGTTCAGGCAACGGTTCAGCGTCTCCCGTCCCTGCGTTGGGATAACGATGGTCAGGTCAGCACTCACGATTCGCTCATCAGCATATGATCGGTCTGCACCTCAAAGGCATCTTCAGGCAGATGGAATCGGTCAGGGTGATGCCCGGTGTGGTACAGATGCTCGGCAATGAAGGCGCCGAGTTCATCACCTGAGATGTATGCCGAGGGGTCTGCGCGGCCGAAGTACTTGAAGATACCCAGAACACACCGGCGCCCACGGCAGACAAGGAGCATCTTGTCATTCGCCACTACTGAGACCTCCGCACGAGATCGGCCGGCAACTCGCCGGCGCCGCAGCTCCACCAGCACCAGAACCGCCGGCCAGCCACATGGAACAGCACGGCCAGGATCGCCGCCAGGATGACCGTCCTCACGGCTGATCCACTCGAAGCGAACTGGTATAATTGACGCACGAAGCCCCCGCTACCGCGTCAACGGCCGGGGGCGACACCGAGGGGGAATCTCGATACCAGCCAAGTATACGCCCGAGCAGCGCGTAGCTACGTTCTGGGCCAAGGTTGATCGGAACGGCCCGATCCCTGCCCACTGCGTAGCGAAACTGACCGAAGCCATCGTGATCGAGGCGCGACGCCGTCACGCTGAGGGCGACATCACGGTCAAGGCGCTGGCGCACCAGATGGGCATCAATACCAGCACGCTGTATGCGGTGATTCAGCGTAAGAACTGGAAGCACGTCTAGCCTCTCTGGTCCGCTCGGTGCCAGAACAGCACCTCTGGCAGGAATGCCCATCTGGCGCCGGCGGAAATCCAGTCTGAAATCAGACTCCAGTCCACGGGGTGGCTGGACCATCGCGGCATGCCGAACCGCCAGAAACAGGATGTGCGTGCCACCATGCTCGTGATCTGCCCGTGCTGGGGCGGATCAGTCCCGATGTCGTAGCCGTCCTCCGGCCGCTGGTCGGACCAGTAGAAACGCGCCTTGCTGTAGGCGAAATCCGCGCCCGTCTCTTCGAGCAGCGCGACTAGGCGGCTGATGTAGTCTGGGCTCATCCTGTCATCGTCTGAGAGATTGGCAACGTAGTCACCTCTCGCCATCAGGTAGCCGACCAGCAGCGGCGCTATCCCGAACGACGACGGCATCAGGCCTGACCAGTTCCGGCCAAGCTGCACAGAGAACAGTTGCGGATTCCCGTACTCCGTCCGCAGCCTGGCATGGTCGAGCACCTGCTCGACGCGCATGTCCGGGCCGTCGCTGACGATCAGGTGCTCCAGCATGTTCGGGTAGTCCTGCTCCCGAAGATGGCGGATGGTTTCTGCCAGCAGCTCCGGCCGTTGCCACGTCGGGGTTACCACGGACACCAACGGCCTCATGGGAAGACGCTGCCGAGTACGTGGAACTGATCCTCGTCGACGGCAACGCTGGTCCCGGTGGTGCCTTCCCAGCGGTAGGAGTACATGCCAGACTGATCGGGCACCACGATCAGTTGAAAGGTGCCAGTTGACGGGTTGGTGATGGTCGGCGTGGTGTACGTGGTCTCCGTCCCGTCCGGCTCCTCGACCTCACAGGTGACGGTCGTCGGGTTGGCCGCGACGCCGGCACTATCCGTAAAGGCAACATAGAGCCTGACTGACTGGCCCCGCGCATAGGCTGACATCACACCTCCTCATCGCTTGCTGTAGCTCCCACGAGCGCCAGGTCGCCTGAGCCCGCCCCGGTGTAGGCGGCGTCGCTGCCGACAGCTCCCCCGTACGCCGAGTCCGATGCTGCCGCCCTGGTGGCGAGCACCGAGTAGCCCGAGAGCAGCGGGCCAGGAATCGTGATCGTGCCGGTGCCGGTGTAGATCAGGGTGCCGGTGCCGGTCAGGACTGGCGCTGGTATCGTGATCGTCCCGGTGCCGGCAAACGTGAGCGTCTGGAATGTCCCGGTACCGGCAACAGCAGGAGCCCCAACAGTGACCGTTCCTGCGCCTGTGGTGGCAAACGAGCCGGTACCCTGTATCTGAGGCCCACCGACCGTGATGGCGCCCGTACCGCTGATCCCCAGCGGCGTGAACGTACCGGTGCCGGCGACACCTGGAGCAGCGACCGACAGGGCGCCAGTCCCCGATGTGCTGAAGACGCCGGAGGCTATCAGCACCGGGGCGGCGATGCCGATAGCCCCCGACCCGGTACCGGGATCGACCGCCGAACCCGAGCCGGCGACCGCAGGCCCACCGATGCTGATGGCCCCTGATCCCGTTGTGGCAAAGGAACCGGCAGCGGCGATCGCCGGGGGGAGAACCGCGATTGCGCCGCTGCCGGTGGTCGTGAAGCTGCCCGCCGCGCTGACGACCGGAGCACCTACACTCACCGCCCCTGTGCCCGTGATCGCCCCAACGGGCGTAAAGGTGCCGGTGCCAGCGATGACTGGCGGGCTCAGGCTGACGCTGCCGGTGCCCGTTACGGGCGGGTCGAAGGCTACGCCGGTCCCGGCCAGGACCGGAGTGCCGATGCTGACAGCGCCGGCCCCGGTTGTGCTAAACGTGCCCGTTGCCGCCAGGACCGGGATACCGATGCTGACGCTGCCGGTGCCTACGGTGGCGAATGAGCCAGTAGCCGCGAGGACTGGCCCGGCGATACTGACCGCGCCTGACCCGGTAACCCCGAATGACCCAGTACCGGCCACCACCGGAACACCAATACTGGCCGCTCCTGCCCCCGTGGTGGCGAATGATCCCGTACCTGCCAGAACTGGCTTCGCTATCGACGGCGCCCCTGTACCAGTGGTCGTGAATGTGCCGGTGCCGGCGAGCTGCGGCGCCCCGATGGTGATGGCGCCGTCGTTGCTCGGTGCGCTCGATGTCCCGGTGCCGGCAACGACGGGCGGGCTCAGGCTGATAGCGCCGGTGCCGGTGATCGTGAGGGCGACCGGCGCCAGCGAGAGGATGACGCCGGTGTTCGGGCTGTTGGCGAACGTCCCGCCCGATACCGTCGAGGTCAGGGCGCCCGTCGCGCTGTTGGCCGTCGGCCAGACGATGTTGGCGTAGCCCAACGCCATGTCGCTGCCGAGGGCGCTGGTGCTGACCGTGAAGACCGACCAGTTCGTGATCTGCGATGCCGCCGATGGGTCGTCCTCGTAGGCGTACAGTGCCAGCAGCAGCGTCTTCGCCTGGTCCGGCGTGATCGTCGCAAACGTGACGGTCGCCGAGGCGGCGTTATCGGACCGGCTGAGCGCGACCGCGAACGGGTCGACGTTGGTCGGACATCCTCTGATGCCGATAATCTGGGCGCCCCGAACGACGGTGCCCGACCCGAACGTGATGGTCGGGGCGGTGTCGCCGCCGACCGCTCGGCGCCACCAGACCTCGACCCGGAATGCTGCCGTGTTGTTGGCGGCAGATAACGAGTTCCAGCCGGACAACGTCGTCATCGCCGTGTTGTCGCCACGAGCGGCGATCAGGACGTGAATGTCATTGGCGGCGAAGCCGGCCGGCAGGCCCGGAGAGATGGCAGTAGCGTTGGTGGCGGTGTACGCTGCCGTGCCAGCCGCGACAACGGTCGGGGGGTTGAAGACGGTCCCGGTGCCGGCAACGGCCGGGGCGCCGACGCTGATGGCCCCGGTGCCGGTAGCGCCCCCTCCAGGCGGTATGAAGTACCGCCGCCAGACGGGCGGCGCGAACGGCGCGTATGGATCGGCCTTGAGTGCGTGCAGTTCACCGAGTGTCAGCGCGCGGTCGAGCCACACGTAGGCGACGTAGTAGACGGCGCCAACGGTCCGGTTGAGGCCGACGACATCGTCGACACCGAGCTTCCAGACGCCGTCAATCGTGATCGGGCTATGCGTCTTGACGTTCTCGTACGTCCTCCCGTCCTCGAAGAGGAGCGCCCGGTCCGGTCGCACCGAGACGGCGTGCAGCGCCGGTACGCCGGTCGTGAGCGACGGCAAGCCGGGGGTGGTCCCCTGGTCGAACTCGTCCCCGACGGTATGCCAAAAGTACCCGAGGTGGCTGGCGGTGTTGGCAACAGCAAGGCCGTTCCGCGTCGAACTGGTGCCGCTTTGCTTGACCAGCACGCCGCCGTACCCATTGATAGAGCCCGCCGTGAGGCTCGCGAATGTGATAAACGTCCCCTGCGAGATCGTCTGGCCGTTGCTCCGATCCGTCGCCGTTACGGCGGCTGCCGAAGAACTGTTCTGGACGCCCCGCTCGGCGTATGCGGCTCCGCTTGGGAGCACGGCATGGTTGCGCCAGCGGGACAGATCCGGCATCAGCTTGCCGCCGGCGTTCGCCACCCAGACCCCGGCCAGATTGCGCTCCCACGCGGGGTCGAGCGGCGTCCCGATTGGCGGCGGCTTCGTCCAGCGCCACTGCCGCATGCGCTACTGCACTTCGTCGTACGCCGGCGTCATGATGACCCGACAGGCGTTGGCCGTGTTCTCCAGATTGTCAGCGACCGAGGCGTTCCAGACGCCGATACTAAAATACCGCTGGTTGACGATGCACAGGCCCGAGGCGATGTTGTCGGTCGCGGTGCTCACGCTATCAGCGATGACGACGCCGAGCAGCTTCAGGTTCTTTCGTTTGTCCGACCCGAGCGCGGCATCGGCCGTCCCAAGCGTGCCGTCCATGTATGTCCCGTCCGACTCGGCCAGGTAAATCTCAGCGACTTCACCCACGGCGGGCGCCGTCTCCCACTGGATCACCGCACGCCACTCCCAGATGCGCGGCTTCGATCCTGCACCCTGGTCATAGCGGGCGCTGATCCGTCCGGCACCGGCGGCAAGGTTGAGCAGGGTGATGACGGCGTCACCGGCCGAATCCCGGAACGTGATCGGGGTGCCTAACTCGCGGAAAATATCGTTGGGCATACTAGGACTCCAATGCCTCGATCACGTCCGTCGAGGTGACGAGTGTGCCAGTCCCAAACAACTGCTCGGATCGAGAGCCGAAGCGCGAGGCGAGCGCGAGCAGTCGCGTCCGCGTGCCGCTCGCCGGGAACATCGCGAGCAGGTTGGCAACGACGGGTGTATTCGAGCCGTCATCGGCAAGGAGTCGCACAGTCGGAGCCGCGGCGATCAGCGTCAACCACGCCAGATAGCGCCGCTCTGCCGAGAGCTGCGCGGCGGTCGGACTGCCGGGCAGGGCCGTGTAGTCGGCCACGTCGATGGCCTGAACGATCTCCTGCGAGCTGATGTCGGCCCGCCGGACGGTGATCGCCGCCTCACCATCTGTACCATCACGAATCCTACTCAGCAGTTCGGCTACGGCGCCCGGGCGGTTGGCAGCAACCAGCGGGGCGTATCCATACGTCAGCGGATCGGTCTGGATCTCTGTTTTCAGGGCAGCGAGATTGACGGCCATCACGGACAACTCCAGGAGCCGGACTTTCCGTTCTTCGCCACCGTGACCGTGCAACTCCCCATCGGCGCTGGTGTTCCGGCTTGCGTGGCAATCGCCGTCGCGGTCGCAGCATGGGCAGTCGCGGTCGCCACAATCGCCGTGCTGGTGGCAGCAACCGAGGTTGCGGTCGCCACAACTGCTGTGTTGGTGGCAGCCGCGATGCTGGTAGCGGTTGGTGGAGACGGTGCCGGCGTGAACGTCGGGAGCGGCGTGCCTGTCTGGGCTGGCGTGCTCGTCGGCGGCTCAGGCGTCGCGGTTGGCGGCAGCGAAGTCGGGGTCGCCACTGGTGGGGTCGGGACCGATGGAGACTGCTCGGCCCAGATCGACACGTCATCAATCATGCCCAGGCCCCACCAGCCGGATTCGGTCGTGCGAAACTGCGCGGAGGTCGTGCCAGCTGGGATCGGGTGGTGGTACGGCCTGACGTGGCCGGGGTCGTCCCTGCTCGACGCCTGCCGTGTCAGCGTTGCCCAGGTCGCGCCGCCATCGGTGCTGACCTCGTAGCCCTGACCGATTGCGTCGATCCGGAGAAAGGCGTTCGGGGGTGCCGGGGCCGGGAAGGTAAAGGCCATCACCTGACCCGTCGACGCCTCGAAGGACGCCCGCTCGTTGGCGTGGATCTGCGTAAACGGGATCGACGGACTGATGGCGATGTTGTCCCAGTGCCACGTCTGCGGGGTGCAGTCGGCCGGGACACAGTCCTTGGTCGGGGTGTAGCTGTGGTGCCCGAGTTGCACGACCCCACGGCTGAACTCAAGCGGCGCCACCCAATCGCGATCTACCCAGGTCATCCCGTACTGCGGCATCCAGACCTTGATGTGGGTCTTCGAGATGCGAATCTCGAAGGTGTCGCGACGACTGGCTGACGGGATGAACCCGGGAATCGACTCCATGCCCAGGTACCAGTGCGGGCCGGCACCGGGCGGGAAGAACGACGCGATACCGTTACGGATGTCGCTCACATCAAACCCTGTCTCGCCACGACGACCGTGCATCTTGATGTTGACGCTGTTCATCGGATAGCCCTGTGCGTCAACATCGCCACCCTCAAACGGGATCGTCACCGCCTGGGCGAACGGCGTCACCCAGACGTCGATCCAGTCGCGGTCAGCCGTGCGGAACGTCGAGAGGTCGAACGTGATGACCGCTTCGCCGGCCGAGAAGTCGACCTGATGGTTTGGGGTGAGGAACATCGCCGCGTAGCCCTCCCCATTCAAGGCCGTCATCAGATGGGGATTGGCCGCGCAGATGAACGACGACTGAGGGTAGAGCAGGGGGTCGCCGGGGTCGTGCTGGGCCGGTGGTGCCTGACAGGCCGAACCGTGATCCATCAGCATGTGGTTGAGGGCCTGCCACGTATCACCGTTTCGCGAGTGCGTCAGGATCTCCAGGGTGTTGGATCGTTGGCCGCCGGCTGGTGGAACGTACGAGACGAGCGGCATCGGAGCACTCGTCTCGTACCGGTCGAAGTTCTCCAGGTAGGACGAGCTGCCCGTCTGAGCCGTGACCGTCATGGACGGTCGGTCGGAGAGCGAGACTGCCGCAACCACGGCAGCCAGCACCAGTCCACTGATGATGTGTCGTGGTTGCGGCATCATGGCTCCTTACGCGAGGCCCTGCTGTGTGTACGTGAGCGACGAAATAGCGATCGTGCCGCCGATGGTGATGGCGACGGACGACAGGTTCAGGTCACAACCTGATGTCCCGACCTCGCCCTGGATGATGACCGTGCCAGCGGCGTTGGTGATCCGGAAGAACGACGCCGTGCCGGTCGCATCGGCCGAGGTGTCGGACGTGATCGCCGAGGCAGTCGCCACGCCAGCCGCAGCCGCCCCGAAGGCCGGGTTACTGAACGTCAGCGTGCCGAGCAGCGTGGCGCCACCCAACGCGGCGTTCGCATTGGTCGGGACGGTGCCGCTGTAAATCTTCAACAGGCCGGGCGGGGTGCCGGCGTCGATCAGGTCGACGACCGCGTCACAGGCGGCGTTGGCAGCTGCGGTGGTAATGCTCGGGTCGAGGGCCACGGTATCTCTCCTTTACGCTGAGCGCGTCAGCTCTGATGCGTCGGTGATCGGCGCGAAGGCCCGCAGGCAGCGAGGGTGCTGCAAGGTTGGCGGTGTCTGGTCGAGGCTGAATACTCGGCCGTTCATGGCGATGCACTCGGCGTCGTAGTCGCCGTCGAAGACACGGACGCCGGCGACGACGCCAGACGAGCGGTAGTTCTGGATCGCGGCGAGGTTGGTGCTGTTGCCTAGCTCCGTCCGGGCGACCGTGATGGCGCGGGCGCGGTTGAAGGCCGGTAGCTGCTCCAGGCGGGCGGCCAGTTGGGGGATGCCTTCGCCGGCTTGCTGCCCTTCGATCAGTGCCGCTCTGACGGCGTCACGAGTGGTCGAAGTTATTCCTACGATATTCCCGCCGGCCGCTCGGAGGTACTCTCGGGCGGCCGCGTCGTCGAGGTCGAAGGCCACGCCAAGCTCAGCCACGACCAGACGGCCGACATCGTCAAGCAGGCTGACTTGCAGCGGCGTAAGAGTCTCCCCCAGGAGGATCGCCTCGCCCTCGGCGACCAGTCCCTCAGCGGTATCGGCTCCCGCCCTGAGCTGTGCATTGACCCTCCTCATTTGCGCGGTCAGGAACGCCTCGATCTCGGAGAACCAGTCCGGCTCAAGATTGTCCTTCATCCGCCCGAACTGGCCGGGCAGGTCGTTGGCTGCCTTGCGTCCTGGCAGGGTCAGGATGCGCGGCCAGGATCGAGCCTCGGGTAGAGCGGGCATATCCGCTGGTCGCGCCGGCATCGTGACGATCTCGGGCGCGGCCGGCTTCTCACTCTCTGGCAACGGCTCCCGTCCGATCTCGGCGCGGGCTTCGTCGGTCGTCAGGATGCCGGCTGCCACGTAGGCAGACAACCTGGTCGCCTTCTTGTCCTCGTCGTCGCCGAGCGCTCGCACGTCGTCAATGTCGAAGTCAACGACCATGCCCTTCTCGCTGTTGAAGTTGGGCAGAAGGCTGAGGGTGATGGTCGCAGCGATAGAGCGCCACGAGGGAATGAGCGTCATCTCCGTAAACGCCTCACGAGCCTCTGAAAAGTTGGAGTAGGTACTCCGGTCCAGTCCTGCCCCTAAACCCGCCACAATCGCAGGAACGCCCAGCACGGCGGCAATGCGTTCCTCTGGCACGCGGTGCAAGACCTTGAGGTCCATCTGTTCGGGGCTGAATCCATGTGACACGAGCTTGGCGCCGGGGCTAAGGACAGAGACGGCGCCGACGTTGTCGCCCGAGTAGGCCGACTGGATGCGGGCCTTCATCTCGTCGGCGGTCGCACGGTCGATCGGGCCCATGTCTTTGTCGAACTCCATCGAGAGACCGTTGATGGCGAGGTTCGCGAGCAGGCGGTCGGCGTACCGTGTGGCCTGGTCGTCGGATGAGACCTCACGAGCGAGGCGCTTCAGGGGCGCGCAGCCGAGCCGATGGTCCTTGTCATCGAGGCCCGTCTTGAAGTGGACGATGTTGTCAATCGGGATGTCCTCGTGGACGCCGGGCCGTACGTAATAACGATAAAAGGAGATGAAGTCGCCCGAGTCCTTGACCGTACGTGGCTCCAGCCTGCTCGGGCTGATCGGCCACAGCTCCACCACGTTGCCGGTGTCCGGGTTGCCGGCGCGCATCTTCCGCCAGTAGGCGTTGCCATCGACCTTGAGGCAGTTACTCAGATACCAGAGCAGGGTGTCGAGCGTCATGTGCGGGTTGGGACGCTTGAGCAGATCGGTGATCGGGGCGTTGTCCACCTCGACCCGCTCGCCGGCTGCGATCCGGTAGACCTTCAGCTCGGGCTCGGCGAGGGCCGTGGCGATCACCTGGAGACAGGCGAACACGGCGCTATTGGCGGATGACCCGTAGGCGCCGGCCAGCAGGTCGGTTGCACCCGGGCCATGCACGAGCGGGGTGACGATGACGGCGCGGTAGTCATCAATCGTCCAGCTAGCCTTCCGCTCGGTGACGGGAGATGGGAGTTGATCCCATCCTCTCGCCTTGCCGGCTGGATGGAGCAGGAAGTCAAGGAATCCCACAGGGTTCACCCCCTCTCGCTACCATACGTACGCTTGACGGGCCGGCTTCTGGACGGTGAACGCGGCGATAGACGCTGCCATCACGCTGTCCTGGACGATGCCGGAGTCTGCCCACTCATACACGCTCAGTTCGTTGGCGAGCTGCTGCTCCTGATGCTTGAAGCGGCGTTGCTGGATCAGCAGCTGCAACGCCTGGATCGCCTGCACTTTGGTCCGAGCTGTCGTCGTGAACGGATCAACTCTGACGCTCAGGTTCTCAATGACGGGGTCACCAACGCCGTTGGACTCCACGACATGGCGGCCGGGGTACTCTTCCGCTCGGGCTTCGATCCTGCTCTGAATGACGGGGTAGGGGGCTAAGAAGCGCTCGAAGGCCACGACGTGCCACTCCTCGCCACGCTGGCCGAGGGTGATACCGACCGTGTGGTCCTGCCTGCGGCCGATGTCCCATGCCGTGACGAACTGGGTACACCGCTCGCTATCGCCGATCCAGTCGTCGCCGCACAGGGCCAGGTCGGCAGGGTCGAAGACGGCGTCACCCGAGGTCAGGAAGTCCAGGTCGTACTCCTGTGCGAACGCCTGTCTCGTCATGCCGGCTCGGGTGCGCTCGGCCCAGGCGTCGTCATAGCGTGGGCAGTCCGACCAGTGAACGCGGTGTCGCGTCCAGTGCCCGCCCTCGACGCCGGACCAGAGGCGGAAGAAGACGTTGTTGCGGCCGTTGGCTGTAGACAGGACGGTCAGGTCACCACCAGTGGATACCGTACCGACGATGGACTCATAGATCAGCCCATCGTAGGCGCAGAAGGCGAACTCGTCCAGGTAGACGCGGGTGGCAGCGAAGCCTCGGCCGGTGCTAGCGGTGGCTGGCAGGCTGATGATGCGGCTGCCGTTCGGGAAGGCGAGTTCTGACTGTGTCTCGTTGGTGAGTTCGGGGATCTGGCGTAGCCCACTGAGCGTGTGCTGGGCGTAGGTGATGAGGACTCGAGCTGCCTGCTGGTTCCTGGAGACGAACAGGATCGTACTGTCTGGGCGGGTGATGGCTAAGTGCAACGCCTCAATCGCGATGACGTTGCTCATCCCGGTCTGCCTTGCCTTGAGGACGACCCGACGCAGGGAGCGGTCTTCGAGCAGGTCGCGCTGGTACGGGTAGGGCGCAAACGGCATACGGCCTTCGGTGGGGAGGACGATCGTTGCGTTCTGCTCGGCCCACTGGAGCGGCGAGAGCAGGACGGGATCGTTCTCAACCTGCCGGCGCTCACGCAGCCACTCGCGCATATGCGAGCGGACGAGGATGGCCTCGGGCGGGCTAACGGCGGGCACTTCTGATCTCTTTCAGGTATTCCTCGGCCTCAGCGACGGCAGCGTCCTCGTCGGCCCCAGCAGCGCGTGCCATCTCACGAACGCTGTTGATGATCTCGATCCGGTCCTTGCGTCCCCAGTCCTCATGACGTCTTCGTTCGAGCCACCACGCGGAGGCGGTCCAGGTGCCATTGATAGCGGCTGTACGGATATTCAGGACGTGACCGACTTCGGCTCGGGCCTCGGCGGTTTCTACGGCCGCTCTGAAATCTGAATTACGGCGCATCCAGACATGGAACGTGTCCTCGCAGATGCCGGCGTACTGCGCAGAGGCTTTACGGGTGTTGCCGGCAGAGATGGCGTCGGTGATCGTCTTGGCCGTCTCTGGCGTGTACTTCGTTGGCCGGCCCATCACGCAGCCTCCGAAACTATTACACTATCGTAATCTCTACCCTGTAGACAATCTCTTACGTGTGTGTTAGAGTAAGTACAGGAGGAAACGACATGGCAGACCGGTACACCAAGCGCGACGCTCAGGCCGCATTCGCGCGCCTGTTGCTGGCATGCAGCAGGCGCGAGGCGGCGAGTTATCAGGACGTCGGAAGCTGGACGCTCGATCACAACGGGATCTACGGCGGCTATCTCGTCAACGAGATCTTCAACGAGCAGGGTGCGATCACCTGCCCGTTTGGCTACCAGCGCCGAACCGCTCGCGAGTTCTGCGACGCCGTAAACTTCGCGACTCGCGCCATCGACATCCGCAACAGCATGGAGGGCTAGGACATGGACGCAGCGTTTCACCGCGCACAGGCTGCCTACGACGCGATGGTCCCGGACTACATCGAGGAGGAGGACGAGCCGCCCGAGCCGCGTTTCGCCTGCATGGAGTGCGGTACCGGCGTTGACGGCACGCTGGCCGAGCTTGACGACGGCGAACTGGAGTGCCCCAGGTGCGGCTCGTCGGATATCGACCTCTACAGCCGTCGAGAGTGGGGGCGCTAGATGGCAAGCCTCACCACGAGCGAAGCTGCCGCGCGCCTGGGTGTCTCCCAGGCGCGCGTGCGCCAGTTGATCCTGGCTGGGCGGCTGCCGGCTGTGCGGCATGGGCGGGACTGGAGCATCCGTCCAGATGCGCTGAAGCTGGTCGCTAACCGCAAGGCCGGACGGCCGAGGAAGGGAACCTAGATGCACCGAAAACGGCGACTGGACGCGACAGGGCCGCTGTACAAGCTCGAATGGTATGACCCTACCCTGATGGCGTGGCGACCGCTCCAGCGACTCTATCCGAGTGCCGAGGTCGCGGCTCGTATGGCGCGGACGGCTGATGATCGACAGTGGCGGCTGCTGGAGGTTAGCTCGCACGGCTATCACCCTGTTGAGATGCCGTAGTCACGAGCTTCATCCCATACTCGTTCGGCCCGGCTGGGATCTCCAGACCGGGCCTTTTGATGAGCCGGTTCGTCTTGAACGACCGATAGTCAACCTGATGCTGCCATCGGCCCCACTTGCGCGTGATCTTCGTCACGTCCGGGTGCTGACGCTGGAGCGACTGCGCCATCAGCAGACGACCGTCCGTACCGTCCGGCAGCAGGTACAGCGACTCGGTATTGCCGCCCTTCATCGTCATCGTCGGGATCTTCTGAACGACGAAGACGTTGAACAGAATGGTGCAGTAGCCGTCCTTTAAGAAGCGCAGCGAGAGGTCAGTGTCTTCGTTGTATCGGCCACGCCAGCGGTGCGGTACGTCGTTCGCTAGCAGGGTACACGAGTACACACGATGGTTCAGATAGAACGGCGGCATCACTGATCGCTGCGGTACGAAGGTCCGATAATTCGGGCCAGCCATCGGGACATTCTGATATCGGTCAACGAAGTCTTCCATAGCTGCGATAGCCGCTCCGTCTTGCAGTCTGGGCTGGGTATTCCGGTACGTTCGCCCAAAGTCTTGAAGATTGTCATCAAGAATCCAGTGACGGGCGTGCCCCTCGCTGATCGAATGCTCCCAGACCCAGTTACGGGCTGGGATCGAACCTTGCCCGAGGTTGGAGAACGGCAGCGTCAGGATCTTCGCCGGGTCGATGACGGCGGCGTACTCGGCGTACTCCTGTGACTCGACGACGATCCGATACGGTACGCGCATCCTCTCAAGCGCACGACTCGTCAGGCGCGACTCGGAACGCCCCTTCGAGATGACGTAGATAGGATATCTAGGATTCATCGCTGACGAACGTCCCGCGCGATTGGGATCGCTGCTCTGGATGCCAGATCGACTTCGTCGCATCGCTGAGCGTCTGGCCGACGATCTGCCCGAAGTCTCGAACCGCGTCCGCATCGGCAAAGTGCACGTTGAGCGTCCGATATGGCATGTGGTCTTCCTGCTCGAAGGACGGCATCCCCTGCCACTCTGCCATCGGATCGTCGGTGACCCCGGCGAGTCGGTCCAGCATCGCCTGCACGGCCGCATCGCCGGTGCTGATCTCGGCCAGCAGCTCTGACAGTTGCTCGCGGTCGGTGACTGCCATCGCGGACAACGGATCGAGCGTTGCCAGGATCAGGGCTTCCTCGTCCTCGGAGAGGTCGACGTACACGACGGGGACGGATGGCTCCGATCGGCTGATGGCGATGGCGACTCGCGCGTGGCCGTCAACGACGTGGCCGGTCTGCTGGTTGACGATGACGTCCTGGACCCAGCCGACTTGATCGAGCACGCCGGCGAGCGCGTCCTGCTGCGCCTTCGGGTGGATACGCCAATTTCGGGGGTTGGCGAGCAGCTGATCCGGCGCTTCCTCGCCGTGCCCGATGATCCGATTCCGCCAGGCAGTTGCAGATGTCATGCTGTCCCCATCATAGCACCCTACTTCAAGATACGTTCTACGTCCTGCCACTGGCTCGGGCGCCAGATGTAGGCTTCCTGGCCGCAGGCTCGAAGCTCGGTTATCCAGGCGCGCTGGTCTGGAGTGAGCCGGCCGCGTTCGCTCTTGAGTTCTGCCCAGACGACGCGGGGTCGGCGGACGAGTAGCAAGTCCGGCAGACCAGGGGATGACCGCCGCGAGTCGTAGTGGTGATGGCACGTCCAGCCCATAAGCCTGGCGTACCTGACCACGGAAGCCTGAAAGGCGCGCTCGGTCTGCTGAATCGGTTTAGATTCGGCCGGATTGTAGTGGGGTGCCACTCTCTCCGTTTTCGACCTAGAAACGGCTGTAGAGGGCTTGAGCGGCGTTCTTGGGGCATCTGCGGTCATACGCCCGTCTCCGTGGATAGGCCAAGTGGGATCTGACTACCGACGACGACGACATCACGGCGGGTGACCTCGCGCCGCTCGATCCAGTTGACACCTCGGGAGTCGGTGCGGTCGCGCATGATCTCGATGCGTGGGCCACGGACATGAGTGACGATCCACTGCTCGCCGCCGGCGCGGCCGGTGACGATGTCGCCAATCTGGATACGTCCTCGAATCATGAAAACCCCCTGAGAGCGTAACACCGTAACACCGTAACATGGATATATGTTTCGCTGTTATCGGGGGTGGGCGTGCGAAGCAAACGCACACCCCCCGTAACACTTTCTGTAGTTAAAGGGATGTTACGTGTTACGCCCCCTGCCTCTCTCGGAGAAAAGCCCTTAGAATGGCACCTCATCGGAAGCCTCCGATTCTGGGGATGTTACGCCCTCCACCATGCTCAGTTTCGGCCGTCCTGGGAATCGGAACGGGGTGCCATCCGAAACAGGCATCGGCGTGAACCGGGCCGAGATGCGGCCGTCCGGGAGTCTGACCATGTGAACGCCACGGTCACGACTGAAGATGACTCGGGTCTGGCTGCACGCCTTGTCGTCGTCGCGCCCTAACAGCTCCAGCGCCGCCGTTTTGATATCGAGCGGCCCGGTGCGCTCCAGCAGCGATGAGAGCTGCTTCCACTGCGGCATGGCCTTCGCCATCACCTCGACGTCGGCCTCTGCCATCGGGATCAATCGCAGTCCACCGACGACCTGATCTCGCTGATAGCGAATCCCGAACGGCGGGCGCTTGCGGATGTAGTTGACCTTCGCGTGCGTCCAGCCGACCGTCTGCTCGCTGGCTTCGTCGTCGGGCGTCAGGCTCCAGGCGTTGCGGACAAAGTTCATCTTGTGGATGCTGCCGTAGGACTTCTTGGCGATGATGCCCTCTTTGACCGTCGCGCCGTCAACGTGGTCAATGATGAGGATGGTCACCTTCCCGAGGGCCCTGATCGCCTCAGCGAAGGCAACGGCGGTGCTCTCGTAGGTGCCGTGCTCGCCGGCTGCGCCCATCGCCCGGGTGGCCGAGTCGATCACGACCAGGGTAGCACCGATGCGGTCGATCAGTGCCGAGACAAAGGCGATCTCGCCGGCCAGCGGCGCCTTCATCCGTCGCCAATGCAGTCGGACGCTCTGGTCGAGGTCGTAGCCTCGGGAGACCTCCCAGAGCAGCCGCTCCATCGCCTCGTCTTCGTCTTCCCAATCCAGGTACAAAGCTATGCCCTGCTCCGTCTCCAGGCCAGCGAACGGCTGCCCGATGGTATGGGCTACGCAGGCCGCCACCGCCGCCGTCGATTTGCCAGTGCCGCCCGGCCCAAACCACGTATTCGCCGTGTTCTTGATGAGCACGCCCCCGGCGATTAGATGCGTCGGCGCCGGCGGCGCCGACGCCTTCCCGCCGAGCACCTTGACGGCATCGCCGGATCGGAAGGACTCGACCACGGACGCGAACGCCGATTCCACGATCCGCCGCCAGGGCCAGCCGGCCGCGTCGGTGGCGAGGTCGAGGTCTTTCGCCAAGTCGGCCGGCGCCCTCGCCCCTAGCAGGTTGATGCGGCGGCGCAGGACGTGACCCGAGCCCGGCCGGGTCTGGACGTGGATCTCGGCCGTCAGCTCCGAGCTGCGCTCCACGATCCGCGAGAACGTCATGCTCACCGGGGCCTCGTGCGGCTCTACCCTGAACCCGAGGCCGTCGCGCGCCACCTTCGGCGCGCGGATACTGGTATTAGCTATCGCCATCATCCGCCCTTCCCACCGGCGTACCGATGATTGCTTGATCCTCTGATGGCCCAGAATCGCCGCTGGTGGGCTCAGGAGCGGTTTTCTGTGCGTAGCTGGCTCTCTGCTCACGCCTGCGTTCCATCAGGCTGTCGAGGGCGAGAGCGATGCCGTCCGCCAATCCTTCGGCGTCAATCTCGACCTTGACCGGCACCGGGTGGCGGTGCGGAACATCTGACCCGGCCTCGATGATGGTCACGCGGCCAGAGCGGAGATCGCGCCGAAACGCGATCTCCTGCCCGCACTCCTGGCATTCGCCCATCCGGATGGCGCAGGGCGCTCCCCAGTGGACGCACTGCCCATAGACGGACTGGTGCTTGCCGTCGTGCTTGATGCAAGCGGGCCACCCACTCACCCCGGGTAGTCCCGCGTCTCGGGCTTCGGCGCCGACATGTCCTCGAAACTCGCCTGCTGCATCGCCGTACCCTTGCGCCACTCGCGGCGGTGAGGGCAGGTCGACCAGTGGGTTGTGCCGTCGAGGTTGTTCGGCGTCGCCTTGCCGTTCTCCGTCTTCTCCCAAACGATTGGCGCGTTACAGCTCTTGCACCTCGCCATCAGAACGCGTCCCGATCATCGATCCACTTTTGCAGCGCCTTGATCGACGCCACCAGCACGGCATCGGACAGGCTCTCGGCACTCGTGGCCTTGATCTTGTCTGCCTTCGGGTGCTCCAGGTTGATCGCCTGATCGGCCAGTTCCAGGTACTCGATCTCGGCTGCCGCGCGGTCGAAGTCGCCGCTGTGCTCGCCGTGTATGTTGCTGTTGGTCTCATAGCGGACGTTCGGGATCGTCTCGACTTCGGTCTCGTCGAGCATGCCGAGCCCGATCATCGACAGCGTGACCCGCCGCTTCGCCTTCGTGGTCGCCTTCATCAGCGCGTTCGCGAGCGCGTCGCCCTTGAGGGTGCCGATCGGTACCGCTCCGATCTCTTCGTCGTGGCGACCATCTGGCGTCGTCGCTCGGGCTGTCACCACGTACAGGTCGTCGATCCGCTCGCGGCTCGTGATGTCGATGCTGACGTGGTTGTTGTCTCGGAGTTGCTCGGCCGCGCCCTTCGTTGCGTAGAGGACGAGCTTGTCGCTGAGCGTGATGTACTGGAACGGCTGGGTCGCCGGGTTCAACCCGACCGACCGGCAGACCTGAATGTAGTAGGACCAGCGTTCGTCAGGGCTGAGCTTGGACAGGTCGCCCAGCACGATCAGCCGCTCGATGGCAGACAGATCCATCTCGTAGGTTGGCAGTCGGACGGGCTCAGGAGTCGGTACCGGCTGGGTCGCGAGGTCGGTTGCTGTCATGATGCTTCCTCTCTACGGGCCATCAGTCGGCCCCTTGCGTCTCTCGGAAGCGTCGGTATCGCTGAACTCCGTGGCCGGTACGGTCGGAACGGCAACACCTCGGCCGGCAGCGGGGTCGCGAACGTCTGCCAGCCCTCGCGGCGACCGTCGATCCCGTCAGCCATTCGCATCGAGCAGATGCGATCCGCAACCGTCCGACAGAACGCCTGCCAGCGGTGCTTGTCGATCAGGAACGGCGGCGGCGGATGTCCCCACTTCCCGATCTCGCCATACGGCCACTTCCTCGCCACGTCAGAACCGCCTCGTCGAGTCGACGAGGGCCTGCGCCAACCTGATCGCGTCGTTCACGGCCCCGTAGGCCAACCGCAACGGCTTGCGCGACGACGGGCTCATCGACTGCTCGAAGGTCAGCAGGATGTACCGCTGCGCGGCGCCGAGCTTGCCGACCACTTCGAGCAACTGGGCCTCGGTCATCGCCGAGATCACGTCCTCGTGCATCGGCTGGTTGATGGGCTCGGCCATGTCCTCGGCCTTGAGCCTGAGCAGGTTGTCACTCACAAAGTCGCCCTCTCTTTTCGTTGCGTCGGCGTTGTGTTCTCTGTCGGGCCGTAGGAGCCGACCCGCCGCCCCTTCTCGATCTCGCAGTCTCGGCAGTGCTGAAACGGTGCTCGCGTTGCGCCGCACCGCTTGCACCGGACCCCGGCTGTAAGCCCGAAGCCGGACGGCCGAGGCTCGACCACGGCTGGACTCGGCGCCGTACCACGGCGCCCGCGCCCGCGCTGCATCATGGTTCGGGTGTGGGCCATCTCGTCACCCCACCAGCAGCCCGACGCGCTCCAGCCCCAGGTGTTCGCCCAGCTCGGCCATCGCGCGGCACCGCTCAGCGTCTCGCGAGTCGATGCCAGGGGCGAGGGCGAGGAACTTACTCTCCAGGTGCTTGACGTCCTGCCGCCAGGTCTTCGTCCGGAGCATCGCGACACGCACAATCCGTATGGGGGCTCCTGGTACACGCCTGCGGTCAGCTTCATGAAACCGGCGGATACACTCCGCGAAATCAGGCATATCAATCCCTCACCCTGTCGCGTATGGCAGCAACGACATGCGGGCACTGCTCGCTGCCTGAGACGCCGCCTCTTCCGTATCGAAGACGCCCAGGTAATGCGTGCGCCCCCTCGCCTTCACCTGCGCGGTCCACTTCCCCTTGTCTCGACTCCACGAGACACCTCGGAACCTCGACGATCCATCCCGATGCGCCGATTGGTTCTGGGCGTTCGTACCGATTGGCACCTGGCGCAAGTTGGCCCTGCGGTTGTCCAGTCGGTCGCGATTGATGTGATCGCCCTCAATGCCGTCGCCGGGCCGCAGGCCGAGGATTTCCCGATGGAGCCTGACGGTTCGCTGCCGTCCATTCTCGACCTGACCCCTGGAGGCATAGCCCCGCGAATTCAGGTGCCATGACCACCGTCCAACGAGCGCGACGTCGGCCACGTCGATGAGAGCGAATGCGACGATCACGCCGTCTCGGCGTCGAAGGGGGACGCTGGCTGTCCCATCGCCGTTCAGGATTGGCTCAGATCCGAGCCGTCTCGCGGCAGTGTCGCAGTCACGACTGCAAGAGCGACGCGGACGCGGCAGGTCTTCACTTCTCCGTACTACGAACTCGACGTCGCAGGTTACACAGCGACGAGTCGAGCGTCGTTGCTCTCTAAGCGTCGCCATCGCGTGCCTCCTTCCAAAGCTTCCAGCTCGACTGCTCGACGATGTACAGCGCGCGCCCGACCGGGCAGCGGTAGTCGGCGTCTCGGCAGCCGTCCTTGCACCACGAGACGTGCTCCGTCAGGTCGAAGAGGGCCATAATCCAGCGCGAGTACGCGATCTCGGCCTCGGGCGTCAGCGGCCCATAGATGCTGGGCACGCCCCTCACGAGGCGGCGCCCGCGAGACGGGCCAGCCGCGCCGCCCGCTCCTGGGTGTCAGTACAGGTGCTACATCGTAGCCCACGCCGCAAGTAGCGGCAGACGGCGTTGTGGGTCTCGGCCTGCTCGCGCGCCTGCTCAGCCGCGAGCGCGATGGCGACATCTCGCCGCTTGAGGTCTTCTATGGTGGTCACGCTGCCTGCTCCTTCGCCTTGATCTCACGCGCTACCTGCAACACGGCGTACCGCAGTGCCGCGCTCTCGGAGCCGAGCCCCAGGTGCCTAGCGATGGTCTTCATCGCCTCGCGGTCCTCGGGCGTGACCCAGACACTCATCCGCTTCTTGTCGTCCTGCATCGCAACCTCCAACGCCAGTATAGCGCACTACGGCTATACAGTCTACGTACAACTGCGCGCGTTCTAGCGCACTTTGCGCGTACATGAGTATAGACAAGAGGCATACGGGGTGCTATGATGACATCAGATCAAAGAGGCGCCACCAGCGCCAGGGAGACGGACAATGAAGACGCACGACACGCTTATCCGCGTAGGCGATGGCAAGATGAACCGACCCATGCTGACGACCGAAATCCTGGCCGTTGCTATGGACGACTCGGCCGACTACCTCGAAACCATTGACTGGGCAGCCGAGCAAATGCAGAAGCGCGGCATTCCCAAATGCACCGTGTACGTCTGGGACGGCTCGGAGTACGTCGTTTCGGAATGGTTGGAGGCGTAACCACCCACGGGCCGAGGTCACCCTCGGCCACCAGCGCAAGGGAGTCGGACATGACATATCGCATCGGCATCGCACGGAAGGGCACCGATCAGATCAAGCGCGTCTGCCCCGGCGAGTGGCAGACTGAGTTCCAGATCAAGGGAGAGATCCTCTGGCGTAATTCCAAGTTCCCGCTAGCCCCTGGGATGGAGCGGGTTGTCCTGGTCCGGGAGGGCTGACATGGACGCAGGATTCGCCCGCGCACAGGCCGAGTACGATGCGATGCAGCCGCCCGAAGACGACTGCCACCACGACGGAGACGTGATCCTGTTCGTCAGCGATGCCGGCACCCGCTATCTCATGTGCCGGGATTGCTTCGAGTTCATCCCAGACCCAGAGCAGGAGGAATCATGCGCTACCTACTCGTAATCGCCATCGCCGCAGCTCTCGCCCTGCCGGCCAGCACGGCCGAGGCTGCCCCGCCGCCCTACTGCCAGCCGGGCCTCTTCCCACAGCACGACATGGCCGGCATCTACGAGTCCCCGTATATGCGCCTGATGGTGTATCCGTGCGGCGATATCAGCGTCATCTGGGCCAACCCCTACGGGACGCACGCCGCAGCCTACGTCGGGCACGGTCGCCTCGAAGGCAACGGTATCCAGGCCCACGGCGCCCGGGTAGACCAGATGAGCGGCACCTACCTCGACGACAGCCTGTTCCTGGGCATCAAGGCCGCCGAGCCCGGCTACATCCAGCTGGTGACCTACGGGCCGAGTCCCGATATCTACAACATGCCGCCCCGGGCGATCTACCGACTCAAGAAGGTTGCGTAACCTACGCACGCTTAGTTGAACCGCCTACGGCGCGGGCTCGTCCAGGATCGCGATAGCCTCGACCATCTTGGCGCGTGCGCGGGTCAGTCGCGTGTCGACGGGTGGAATTGGCGGGATCGGTTGCGGCTCTGACTCCAGCAGGTCAGGGTGCAGCACGCGGACCATGCTGAACGGCCCCCGAGCCGCGAACTGCGCCCGCGTCATCTCCTGCCCGCCGAACGACCCGCTGTTGCCGGCCGGGTTCGCCAGGAGCAGCACCCCTCGCGCGCTGTCGTAGGCCCGGAGTCCCGACCAGTGTCCGAGGCCAGGGCCTCCCCATGACCGACCGCCGATCAGCATCGGGTACGGCCCGATCTCGGCAGCGAGCGCGTTGAACGACACGGCCGCCTCGTGGTTGGCGTAGTAGCCGAACTCCTGATACTGCTCGGTGATCCAGCCGGCCAACGCGCGCCCGGTGGCATCGAGCAACCCCTGCTCCTCGGAGACGATGCCATCCGATTTCATCTGGCTCTCGATCCACCCCTCAGTCGGACGGCGCCCCACCGCGTACAGACTCCATCGCGTGCTGGTGGGGGCACAGCTCCACTGGTCGTTCTGCGTGATCGCCGGCTCCATCGAGTTGTAGGTGACCGTGGGCACGGGCGGGCCTCCTGCCTCCAGCTCGTTGACGACATCCATAAACCTGGCTAAGCCGTTCTCGCCGCCGTTCACCGCAACCCGCACGCCGCGCCACTCGCCGACGCGGGCCAGGTCGGCGCAGTTCATCAGCGGCGCCGGCGCTGGCTCCCAGCGGATGTAGTGGTTGGTGAAGTAGACGGCGAAGACGTTAGCTGCGATGTCAGGGCGCAGCGCGAGGTCCGGGTTGCCCACGAGGTCAACGCCCAGGATGTTCCCGTACGTGGTGTAGTTCGACCGGCCGGTGATCTGGACGAAGCCCCGCCCCTTGAAGCGGCGTCCGTCTCCCTCCTGCGTGTTGCCGAGGTCGGATCTGCCCTCGTACATCTTCGTCAGGTACTCGGTGCGCTGGGGTTCGGCCAGCCAGTACGCCTCGGCCACCGGCAGGAACGAGCCCGACTCTACAGCCGTCGTGGCGATGGCTGCCTGCTGGACGGGACGGTCACCGATGCCCCTGCCGTGGAGCGCGTCGCAGAGAGCAGGCCACTGCGCCCTGATATTGGCCTCTGGTGAGCCCGTGGCAGCCGCAATCGCTGAGGATGACCAGAACTGCCAGGCGTCAGCCATCAGGGCTGTACCTCCCGCAGCCGCAGGGATCCCTCCAGCGACCAGCCTACGGACGTTGCGCGCTGCTGGAGCGACCCCATGCGATCCGCGAACTTCTCAGACCATCCGGCAATGCTCACCGTGTACTCCTGGCGGTCGATGTCCAGATAGGATACTGGCGCCCCCGCATCCACCAGCGACCAGACGTAGTCGCTGAGATCCTGCCCCGTCAGCGGCTCGTTTGACCCGTCAGAGAGCGGCATCGGGATATCGTCCGTGCCGAACATCAGCACGGTCAGTTGCCACTCCTTGCCGCCTTCCGAGGACGGCAGGTACCGAGCCACCAGGCTGAACACCTGGAGCGGTGTTGACGACCCTGCCGTGCCGGTCAGCGTCAATTTGAAACCGATCTGGTTCGCGATAACCCCGGTCGGGAAATCGAACGATGCACTGTTCGCCCCGTCAACGTCGGATGTCCCGAGTGTCACCCACGACCCCGTATCGTTGAGCTGGTACTGGATCAGGACTGACTGCGTCGCGGCGAGTGCGGAGTGATTGACCTCGACGCCCAGCCAGAGCTTGCCGGTGCCGTCGAGGTTGGCGTTGATGAGCGGCGACTCGACCCAGCCCGTAGCGGCGAACGTCGATGGCTCCACGATGTAAATCTTTGTCGCGGCAGTCGCATTCATCCCCATATGGACTTTGTCGTTGTAGACGGCCACAAGGCCGGGATTCGTCCCGACCATGCCAGAGACCGGCCGCGACCAGCTCCCCCCGACGCCGTCGTCTCGGATCAGCGCCCCAGTGCCGTTCGTGTCCATGATGGAGATCCAGAGCGCCCCGCGCCACGCCGCCATGCCGAGGATCGAATAGGTATACGGCGTGATGTCGTTGCCGATCTGGCGGTACAAGCTCAGCCTGCTGCCGTCCCACTTCCAGATCCGCCCCTGAATCTGATCCCCGAAATAGGCGATGCCGTTGAGCACGGCGCCGCACTGCGCGACGCTATCCCGGATCATCGCTTTGTGCGTCCACACGATGGGGCTGGCGGAGCTGCCGGACCAGAGGCGCCAGTACCGGGATGTCTGGTACCTCGATACTGCCAGCATCGTATCGCCGTACTGAAGCAGGACGGCGACTTCCGGCTCCTCCACCGTCAGCGAGCCGGCGGTCGTCGGTACCGCCGTGCCCGCAGTGTTGACGCCGACGCCAGCCCAGCCGTGGTTATTGCTGCTGGCACCGAAGACGAGCACACTGTTCGTGCCAACGAAGTGATTTGCCATCGTGATGACGCCGGTTATGGTGTCACCCCCGACCGGGCCGACCGTGTAGTTCGCGGCGAAGTTCGCGCCTCCTGGCACGCCGGTACCGATCCAGCGCCACACGGCACCGTCTACGCTATTCCCCATATACAGGTTTTGCTCGGTGATACCGAAGGACGCGGCGGCGGCGGGCAGCGTACCGGCGAGGTTCAGGGTCGTGCCGTCCCAGCGGTACACCTGGCCGTTGTTGAATCCGAGAATCAGATACCCGTGATAGACGGCCATCGCCGTGCAAGCACCCAGGCTCGTCTGTAACGGGCTCGGGTTGACGGGGTTGGGTCCGAGCCCAACCGCCGAGTCCTCATCGTAGACGTTGATACCGGACCCTCGGCGGTAGCGATCCGATGCCGGCGTCGTGCCGAGGCGGGACAGGCCTTCGCCGCCGCCCCAGTCATTGATGAGCGCCTGTTGCTCGCCGAGGCGGTCGCTCTCGGCCGTGCCCGAGATGGAGAGCTTGGCCGCGAACTGCTGGCTCAGCGTCCGCGTGTAGCCGCCCGGCGGCAGCATGAGCCCCTGACCGGCCAGAATGACGGTATAGGCCGGGTAGAGCGCCTCGTCGGTCGCTTCGCCCCAGAGGCCACCCAGCGTGCCGTACAGCCCGTCTGCTGGCATCGGTCAGCCTACCTGCTGCCCGACGTAGCGGATGAGGATCCGCGCCACCAGATCCTCGAACGCTTTTCGCTGGACGGCGGTTGGCGTCGCCAACACTCGATAGGCCCGTAAGTTCGCAACGGCAGCGGCGGCCTGCTCTGCCAGTTCGTCCTCGGTCAGTAGATCGGGGCCGTAGTCGGGCACGACCGGCACCACCGGCGAATAGCCGGCGATGAACGCCTGGGCTGCTGGCGATAGCTCGATGAGGCCGCCACCCTCGGTCACCATCAGCGTCGCCCCGTCCAGGGACAGCCCCTGCTCTGGCGTCAGGTGGCCGGCAGCCTTGAGCGCAGCGTCCAGGACGTGCAGGCGCGAGCGGAGCGCATTCGCAAGATTCTCGGCTATCAGCATCAGGGCAACTCCCTCGCCAGTATGCGGCGCGAGGCGCCGTAGCTCGTCGCCGTCCCTCCCGTCGTCGCCCAGCCCATATCGAATGTCTGCGAGCCGGCAGACAATCCCGTAAAGAGGTGGAACCCAGAGACCGTCTGGCGACCCGCTGAGGACGGCGGCGAAACGTCGCCGACCATGATGAACGTGCCGGTTGCGACGTGACGGACGTACAGGTTAATCACGGCCGACGTCGAGCAGTTGATCGTCATCCGAGCGAGCGCCAGCACTGTGCCGCCCACGGTCGTCATCGTCACGGTTGGGTTCGCGAGCGCAACCGGCGTTCCGCTGGTGGTTGTCGGGTCAGTTGAACCCGTCGCCACGTCCGAGCCGTAGGTGACCGCCCCACCCAGCGCCGCAATCGCGACGACCACGTCATTGTGATGCGCGGCGGTGCGCGCGATGCCGACCGTCGCGCCCTTCGCGTGCGCGGCTGCGGTGCTGGCAAATCCCCGCGTGACGGTAATCGTCGTCGCGGTCGAGGCGGTCGCGTACATCTGCTCGAATCCGCACATGATGAGGCAGGGTGTCGGCAGCGTGTTCCCGCCAACGACGTTCGTCACAACCGGCAGCGAGGTCGCCGCAGCGCTCACGTCAGCCGTGAGCGCGGTGTACCACCTATCTTTAACGAGTGTGAGCCCCTCGTTTGCCATACTCTATCCGCTCCACGCCAGCGAGCCGTTACGCAAGCTCGTGGCGACCGCGTGCGCGATGGTGTCCTCAAGATCATTCTGGGCTACCAGGCTGCCGTTGACCGACACGTTGACGACGGTGACCGGGCCACCACCGCCGAGCCGGTGATTCGGGATGATCGTGCCGCCCGTCCCGGACATGAACAGCTCTGGGCCTTGCTCGCCGACCATATACACCTGATTGGCGTTGACCGACCCGCCGGCCGCCTTGCCGAACGACCCACTGCCCGTCTTGCCCTTCGCGAACTCGGACGCCTTGCCGCCGCCGGCCTGCTTGTTGAACTCGGCAAGCTGGTCGGCCGCCTTTCTGGCCGCATCCCCTACGCCCTTCAACCCATCGGCGTAGCTCTTGAGGCCGCCCTTTGCAGCGTCAAGCCCGGTCGCGACCGTCTTGCCGGCCTCAACAATGTTCTTGAACTGGCCGATCACCTCGCCGGCGGCGTTCGTGATGATCGACACCATCTCGCCGGTACTGGTCTTCGTCGCCGTGACCAGGCCGTCACCCATCACCCGAGACTGGCCGAGCACCTCCAGCCCCATCGCGGTTGCTGTCGCGATGACGGCCGCGCTGGTCGTGACCCACTGCTGCTGGACGGCCATGCCGGTCGCGATGGTCTGCGCAACAATCTGGCCGTTCATGTCCGTCGTGGTCGTGATGATGGTGCCAGCCATCGTCGTTACGGTCGTCGTCGTGAGCTGTGACATCGTGTTGAATGCCGTGGTCGTCTTGACGCCCAGGTCGTCCATCTGGATGACGGTGCCGTCTTTCAGCGTGGTCATCTGGGAAAGGACGACGCCGGCCATATTCGTCACGGTGGTTGAGGACAGTCCAGAGGTCTCGGTCAGCTTGGTGATGATCTGGCCGCCCATGTCGGTGATCTGGGCAACTGAGCCGGTCCCCATCAGATTCATCTGCTGGACAACGGCGCCGCTCGCCACGGTGGCCGCCTGAGCTGTCCCGTTGAAGGCGAGCACGCCCTTCCCCTGAATCGTGTCGAGCGATGTCAGGTAGGCCGGCAACTGCTCGTTGACCTGTGCCATAAAGCCCGGCCACTGCGACGGGTCGCTGCCCGTGCCGCCCTTCTCCGGCGGTCCTAGCGGGATACGGTCCATCACGCCGGGGGCGTTGGAGCGCGGCGCCCCGGTACCGACGCCCTGACGAGGCCCGATGCCCCGCGCCTCGGCGGCATGAAACGGCGTCCAGCCGGTCTGACTGAGGTTGTCCAGGACGTAGTCAACCTGCTCGCGCCAGGTCGAGATGTCACTTGCGTGCTTGCCGGTGCGAGCGGTGAATCCTTCCCCCATGCCGGGGACGGAGTTGCCGCCCGGGGCCATCCCCCCGTAGTGCAACTGGTACGGGCCGAACGACGATCCGCTATCGCCGCTCTGCATCGCCGCGATGTTGATCCGCTCGGCCCGGCTGACTGCTATCGCCGTGTTCGGGTCGTGGCCGCGCTTGACGGCGGCGTCATAGATATAGGCGTCGATCTCGTCTTCACTGACGGGCGCACCGGCGCCGCGCGGCCCGCCGGTGTTCAGGCTCAGGTTTTGGGTGCCACCGCCACCGCCGCCCGGCAGGTTGAATGACGGCATCTTGAACGCGGCGATCTTGTCCAGGTAGCTAATGAACTTTTCCACCATGCTCAGTTGCAGAGAGATGATGGCGAACAGGCCGGACAGCCCCTTGCTGATCAACTCGATAGGCCCGACCGTGAGCCCCATCGTCTCGGCAAGCTTGGCGAACATCCCGACCATGAGCGCGCCGGTCCCGGTGTTGAATTGATCGCCAAGCGCCTTGAACGGCGTAAAGACGTCGATGATCTTCTGGATGATCGACCAGAGCTTTTCTCCGATGCTGGAGAGCGTTGTCCAGATAACGCCCAGCTCCGTGAAGACGGCGCGTTGTTCAAGGGCCGTGAACAGATCAGTAAACCACGTGAGGATGGCAGTCACGACCGTGACGACCGTCTCGCCTGCCGTCACCAGCGACGGCCAGCCGGTCGTGTAGATCCAGGTCACGACCGCCGAGAGCTTCGGCCCGAGCCAGTCCACCAGTTGCGTCAGTGCCGGGATGGCAACCGTGGTGATCCAGGTGCCGACCACCGTTGCAGCCGCCAGCATCGCCGGCCAGCCGGTCGTCGTCAGCCACGTCAGAACGGCCGAAATCTTCGGGCCTAGCCAATCGACGATCTGGGTAAAGATCGGCAGCAGGTAGGCCCAGGCGGCAGCCGTCGCCTCCTGGATGCCCATGAAGTTCGTCGTCCAGGCAGCCGCCAGCAGCCCGACCGCGATGGCAACCAACCCGATAGGCGAGAGCAGGAGCGTGAGCACGGCCGTCACGGCAGCGATGGCAGCGGTGAACAGGCCAGCGGCGCCAATCGCGCCGAGGAAGCCGGCGACGAACGCCGCGATAGGCGCGATGTTCTCCTGAATCGCTGTGGCGATGCCGACCAGAATCGGCTGGAGCCCAGCCCACATCTGACCGGCTGCGGCAATGACGTCCTGGAATCCTTGCGCGGTGGCGGCGCTGAATCCCAGGACATCGGTCAGCAGGGTGTCGAGCGCATCGTCCAACTGGCCGCCGGTGAACGCGGCAACGACGTCCCCCCAGACTTCAGGCAACATCTGGATGGCATCAATGCCCTTGTTTGCAAAGTCGGTGAGTCCATCAATTGCACGCTTCAGCGCCGGCAGGAACATCGACCCGAGCACGATAGCGCCCGTCTCCAGTGACCCTTTCAGCTTCTCCAGGCTGCCCATGACGTTATTCAATCGCTCGGCCGCGAGCTTCTGGATATCGCCCTGCTTTTTCATCGCCTCGGTCATCGTGGTGACGGCTTCCGCGCCGCCGTTCGCCATGATGGCCGCAGCGCGGATGGCGTCGGTGCCGAACATGATTTCAAGAGAAGCCAGCTTCTCTTGCTGCGTCAGCCCTGCCATTGCCTTGTTAAGCACATCAGCCATAGACGCCGCATCTTTGACCTTGCCGTTCTGATCGAAGAAGGCGTTATTGAGGTTGCCGCTGACAGACAGCCACCGCTCGTAGGACGTGGTCCCCTTGACGGCAGCCATCCCCAGTTTTTCGGCGGCCTTCCACATATTTTCTGTGGTCAGGACGCCCTCTTTCGTCATCTTGTCGTACGCCTTCTGCCCTTCGGCAGTCTGGAGTAGCGCCGCCTTGAGTGTCGAGAACGCCTCGCCGCCAGCGACCGTGGCGATGCCCAGCCGCTCAAACTCGGCAATCTGCGCCTTCGTCGTCGGTTGAAGGTTGAGCATCATTGTCTTGAGCGACGTGCCCGCATCGGACCCCTTGAGCCCGTTCTGCGCGAACAGCGCCAGGAGAGACGCGGTATCCCCGAAGCTCATACCAACGGTTGCCGCGACGTTGCCGACCGACGCAAGCCCGTAGCCCAGCTCGTGTACGCTGGTTGCGGATGCGTTGGCAGCCCCAGCCAGGATACTCGCGGCATCTGCCGCTGCCATGTTGTCGGCCTTGAAGGTGTTGAGAGCGTTGGACATGATGGTGGCCGACTCGGCGACCGCCGTCCCGGATGCCGCCGCCAGGTCGAGCGTTGCCTGAGCCGCGCCACCAATCACCTGCTCAACGGTCAGGCCGGCCTTAATCATCTCCTCCATGCCGGCGGCGGCTTCCGAAGCGGAGAACGAGGTATCTTTGCCGAGGCGGAGGGCTTCGTCTCGGATACGGCCGATGGACTCGGCGCCCTCGCCGGATACTGCCACAATGGCGCTGATCTGCTTCTCGAAGTCGGCCGCCGACTTAACCGACCCGGCCACCGCCGCCCCGACGCCGGCGATACCGGCGATGAGGGCACCGCCCAGCGCTGACTGGATCGCTGACCCGGCCTTGCTGACCGACTGCTCAGCACGAGCGAGCCCGGCCTCCAGGTCTTTCGTGTCGGCCGAGATGACCACGTTCAGGGCGGCGACGTCAGGCACTTACCGCCTCCCGCCGGCCGCTGATCGCATCTTCGACCGGCGCTGCTCAGCCTTCTGGCGCTCGTACTCGGCGCCGTTCTCGGCCTGTCTCACACTCCGAATCCAGATTCGCCAGCAGACCCACTCCCGACTGTCATCAAGGCCGGCGAGGGACCAGGGAGCGAGCCCTGCCCATTTGGCGTCGCAGATGAGGCCGTAGTAGTCGGGGACTCCATCGGCGCCGAGCTTGCCCCCCGAGCCGAGCCACCTCTGGAGGGCCTTCGACGGTTTGGGTCATTGACGTCCCGGAAGATGGCGCCGAGGATGCCGGCCGGCAAGCCCGGCGGCAGATCGACCAGCGTGTCAAACGTGATCGGGATCGACACGCCGCCGTCCGTGAGATCCCAGCCCCGCTCGTCCTCGTCGACCTCGGGGCCGGACGGGAGTAGCACGCGGATCAGCTCGTCGATGATCGCCTCGACGTCGGGAAACTTCGTGACCCCGTCGAGCGCGGTCACGCCGATCATGACCCGTTTCATGGCGATGAGCGCGCGGTTGTTGAGGTCGGCGCGGTAGCGGACAAGGATGCTGTTGCCGTTCCAATCAACGTCACACTCGCCGTAGCCGCGCTCGACCGACTGTAGATCGTAAGGCACGTACCCTCCCTAGAGGCCCGTCGCACCAGTGATAAGGGTAACCTTCATCCAGGCATCCCAAGTTGCGTCATACACATTTCTGAACGTCCACTCCAGCGTTGAGAGCAGGCCGTCCTCGTCGCCTCGCTGCGGCGCCCCTGCCACCTTCAGCGCCATGTCAATCTGCAAGCTGTACGGCGTTGCCGTGGTCGGCACGACTGTCCCGCTCGTCGCCTTGTACCGAACGAACGTGGACGAGCCCGCCCGCATGTTGGTGACGGGTCCGATGCCGGCCGCGTCGTTGCCCATCCGCAGCGTCGCCTCAAGCGTCGGCTTCTGCACGCCGTGCGCGGCAAAGCTGTTGAACGACGAGTTGATCGGCCAGATTGGGCCGAGCAGATCGGAGATGCTCCACGAGAAGGCGAAGTCACGGAGCAGCTTGGTCGTGCCGAGCGTCGCACCGCTGGGGTCGAGCCAGATGTCGCCTTCGGACGGCAGGATCGGCACGAGCGTTGGTGAGGTCAGACCGGTCGTCGCCAACGTCGCCGCGTAGTCGAGCCGGCGGGCGAACAGGTCGCCGCCGATCTCCGGCGTTGCTGTCCGCGAGAACGACATATTCAGGCCGGAGAGCAGCGCGTACCCCGCCTCCTCAGCTGTCCCTCCTGGCACGCCGCGACGGATCGTCCAGGACTTCGGGGTCCACGGGGTTGACTCATCGGGCGACCAGAGCCACTGCCGGACGGCACCTGATGGGGTCGAGATGGTGGCCGCGCCCAGCAGGTTGGAGAGCGGATAGTGGATCTCGGTATAGGTCGGGTAGCCGCTGAGGGCGCCCGTCGACCACTCCTGACGGGGTGCTACGAGCGTCTGCGGGATCATGCCCATAGGCCCGAACTCGTCAACCTCAAGCGCGGTGTCAAGCTCGACGTTGAGTCCCTGGAGTTCGATGGTCGGCGCGACGTTCGTGCCGATGGTGCCCTCGATGCCGATCTGGACCTTCTCCGAGACCGGGTACCTATCTGCCAACTTCGTGCCCTCCTATCGCATGAATACCACCACCCAACGTGGTAGAATGACGACGCAAAGTGACCCCGCACCGCGTCAACGGCCGGGGTCTGACACCAGGAGTGATCTGATGTACGTTCAGTGTACCTGCCGCCACTGCGGCAAGCCCTTTTTGGCACTTCAGGCCGAGCGCAACAGGGGCAGGGGTCTGTACTGTTCGCGGTCGTGCTACCGTCACCCATCCGCCCGCCTTGCCAGCGACTTCTGGAGTGCGGTCGACCAGAGCAACCCTGGCGACTGCTGGCCGTGGGTGCGATGCAGGACGGCCGATGGCTACGGGTCTCTCTGGACCGGGACGACCACGATGCTTGCCCATCGTTTCGCATGGGAGCAGGCCAACGGTCCGATTCCGTCCGGCATGCAAGTCTGCCACACCTGCGATAACCCGCCATGCTGCCGTCTTGACCATTTGTTCCTCGGCACGCACGCAGACAACATGGCCGACATGAAGGCGAAGGGGCGAAGAAAGCGTCATGCGTACGCCTCACTTCGGTAGGTCATGACCAGATGCGCATACGCCTTGCCCGCGTCATCCTCCGTAAACGCCATCACTTGCTCGCGGCGCAGCTCGTTGACGTGGACCAGTTCCTTTAGGCCGGCCGCTTGCTGAATCACGGTGTCAATACGGTCAGCGATGGCGTTACTGTAGACCGTCCCGTCGTTGACCACGCGCACGTCTACCAGGATGTTGGCGAATACCCTGTTCCCGCCGAGCGTGTTGGTATCGGTTGCAGATACCAGGGTCACGGTGACGGCCGGCAGCAGTGCGGTTTGAGGCACGCGGTCACGATAGATGCGCCCACTGACGAGCGTGTTGACACCGCCGGCGCCGGAGTCAGCCTTCAGGGTATCGAACACGAACGACGCCACCCTCTGCCCTTCCAGCATCAGAGCTTCCCCATCAGGGCTTTGACGGCCGCCGCGAACTTCGGCAGCACGGCCTCAGCCGCCGGCCGCATGTACGGCCGCGCGCCCATGCGCCTGGTGCCCATCTCGACGAAGAGGCCGTAGAAGACGCTCGGGCCGACGACGGCCGAGAGGTCAGTCGGGAACACGGTATGGATCGACCGCTGGAGCGTGGCCGTCTTGACGGGGACTCTCGCCTTCGCCAGCGCCTCGACGTCGAACGCGGCTTTCTTGACCTCGGCACTCACCTGTGGGCGGATGGCAGCCGAGATCGCGGGCAGGCGGTTGCTGACGATCTTCACCGTGACGCCGGTAGATCCAGCCACGGTCAGCCTCGTTTCTTCCCGTGGCCGGCACCGCTGGCATAGCCACAGTACCGGCACGCCTCGCCCGTATCGGCCGATGCAAGCGTGCAGACGATCATTGGCGGCTTCTCCGGCGGCGGTGGGTCGGTGGACGCGGGCGCATCGTAGGTGTAGACGGGCATCAGAGCAGATGCCCAGCCGCGAAGAACGCCAGCCCGATGGTTGAGAGCCGCCCGTTCCATTCCCCGAACGGGATGGTTGCCAGGATGAACAGGATCACCGCGACGATGTAGCAGACCCCGCCAAGTCCCAGTTGCATGTCTTACCTCTCCCTCTCGTGGTGCTCTTGCACGGCATCAGCGATCATCTCGACAGCTTCGGGCTGGATGCTGGCAACGTCAACCGACTCGATC